ACCGCGAGGAAGCACATATATTAAGGTAATCAATGAAAATAATGTCAGGTCTAAATGACTTCTTAAGTGCAAGTTCATTAAGAAGTGACTTAAAGTGTCCACTATGAGCAGATGCAGTTGGATATTCTTTAATAATCAATGTTCCCTGGGTCTTCTGTGCAAGATTGGTAACCTTTGATTCGAAAGTCTGTTTGGGAAGTTCAGTGATGTCTTGAATATTTACATTGAGAAGATTGGCATCAATACGTTCTGCGATCTTCTCTTCCGCCATCTCCATGGTGATGTACAAAACGTTCTTGTTCTGTAAGAGACAGGAGGATGCCATGTGACACATGAAAAGAGACTTACCAACACCTGTTCCGGCAAGAGCGATGTTAAGAGTCTTATTAGGAAGACCACCTTTAGTAATCTTGTTGAAGTATTCGAGATCAAATTCAATCTTACTTTCCTTCTTGTGATACAAAGCAAACCGTTCTTCATAATCAAGAAGGTAGTCATGACCAACATGATTATCGAAACTGACACTAAGTGCATCGGAAAGAATAGAAGGAATTGCATCAGGAGCCTTCTTACTATCTTGACCATCAGCAATCTGGATTGACTCCATCAATGCAAGATAGATTGCACGTTCCTTACACCACTTCTCAGTGGTATTACACAACCATTCAAACTCCTGTGGTTCTTCAACCAGATTACTAACCAAATGAACCAGTTCTTTGAATGACTGTTCGTTGATATCATTCCTCTTCTCAATCTCAATACTAAGAACTTCCTGAGTTGGAGTCTCGTTGTATTGATTGACAAAGTCAACAATCTCCTCAAACACAATCTTCTGATTATGATCTTGGAAATATTCTGGTTTGATGAAAGGAATTGTTTTTCTTAGATATTCTTCATTATGTAATAGATTCTTGAGGACAAGAAATTCAACCCTCTCCATAACTAAATTCTTTCCGTGCAATTTGATCTAACTTTTCCATTACCTCAGGGGTGAAGTATTGTTCGGGGTCTTTGAGGATGGCTTTAGCATAGACTTTCTTTCCATCAATTTCATATCGACCTGCGACATTCTTCCAAAGTCCACCGATCTCACCGAGTTCAAGAAGACCGTAATAACGATCAAGACCGCGGTGATCATAATAAAGACGAACCGTAACATCTTTGTTCTCCTTACTTAAACGCGACTTAGCAGTCTTTGCCTTGATAAGGTTTCCAACGACTTCCGTTCCATCCTTTTCTTTCTTTTTTGAGAGATATATGATAGTAGAAGCGGCGTACTTAAGGCCACTACCTCCACCCATCTCTTTTGTAGGAACATAAGCACCGATGACATCGTAGGTATGATTGGTGACAATCATTGGAATGTTTGCTTGACCAAGTTTCAAAGTTAACATCCTGAATGCACCTTTGACCAATTGTGACTTGGTCATGTCTCTGACTTGTTTGTCAGCCAATGCGTCACTGATTTCTTTCTCAGTAGACAACATACCTAAGGAGTCTAACACAAACATACATGGTTTGCGTTCATCTACAGGTTTTTTTAAGTATATATCAACAGCCTTGAGAGCTTTGGTCCTAAACTCCTCAATTGTTACGACATTCAAAACAACTACACGGTTTAGGTCAACACCCCGAGACTCAAGTAAGGACTTATTGACAGCTGCCTCAGTATCAAAATAGAGACAATAACCATCGGGATTGGAATCAAGAAAATTCTTAACCATGGCGAGGCTGAAGAAAGTCTTTCCAGTAGAAGACTCTCCAGCAATAGCAGTAATCTTATTGCCAGATACACCACCAAAAATACTACCTGAACAGAGTCCGTTAAAAATGTACGAACCCGTATCAACATATTGTTCAGTGTCATCGATATCTGCGGCGAGTTGTGTGTAGTCATCACCAATCTCTTTTACAATGTCTTTAATGAAATCCATCAGCCAAAAAATAGTTCAAGGTTTACAGTCTTCTCAACATTCCATCCAATAGCATCAAGGATTGTCTTGAGTGGTTCAAGGAAAGCTTTGTTGAATTGTAGTTCGTAATCAATATATTTGTCAACACCAATCTCACGGGGAAAGTCGGAGATGAATGAGATGACATTCTCTCTAATGGGATTAGCTTTCTTGAGGTAGATAAACTTAATCTTCTCTCCGTTGTTGATCTCAGAATATTTGTTTGTCAGTCCCAGTTCTTTTATATAGTGATTGTAAAGAAGAGCACCACGAACATGGATAGGAGATCCTTTTGCATAGATTGTGGAGTGACTCTTATGTTTCTTCACATCAGAAACTGACCGAGGAAATGCAATCTCTTCGGGAGGTAACTTATTAAATACCTTTCTTGACTCGTCAATAAATTTAATAACATCGTCTTCAGTTCCATTCATCATCAACTTGAGTGCGTCCTTAATCATTTTACGACAAGGTGCAGGAGTGGAAGACTTAACAGCTTCGATACCCATGATCTTAAGTTTGGGTTCCGAATATCGAACACCCTCACTATCCCAAACATTGAGAATGTATCGTTTCTTTGCGGTCCAGATTCCACGGTCAGCAATATTCTCCCGTTTCATCTGCATCTTCTGATCATATGCATTTACATACGTCGCGAGTTCCTGATAACTCGTCTCGATAAACGGTTCCAACTTCTCTTCACAGACCTTATTAAGTAGGGTGACAACTGCTGCTTTGTCGCCAGACTTAGTACTAAGAAATTTATTAACAACAGGTCCAAAATTAATATAGATTGAGTCAGTGTCAGATGCAATGACATAATCTACTTTTTCTGTTTGTAATAGGTTATTTAGATAACCGTTTACTTTATTTTCAATCCATCGAATAGATGTTTGACCAGAAAGAGTAATCGCTTCTGCGTTTGCAAGTTTGAAGAAACGAAAGTATTGGTTACCAATTGCACCATAGCAAGAGTTTAGTGCAATCTTACGAGCCATCTGGAAGTTGTTGTACTTCGCGATATCTTTCTCCAATTGGACTGATGGATTTTTCTCATAGTCCCGTTTTGCCTGTAGCATCTTCTTTTTGAAGATCTTACGTTCTGCATACATCTTTTCCATCAATTCAGGCATGAACCCTTTAATGTCCTTACGGAACATTGCACCGTTGGCACAGACTGAATAGTCCTTGTACATCTCAAAGGTGATCTCTTTGTTTAGGATCTTGTCAATAGTTGCAGAAGGATGTTTCTCCTCCACCAGAGTCTCTGGGGAGATGTTGTACTGCATCATCAGGTGGGGGTACAGGGAGTTCAAGTCAAACGACACCACCCAGTCATAGACTCCTGGGACAGGTTGTTTCACATAGGCACCTTCATATCTCTCAGACTTCTCCGTTCGGTCACGGGGAGGGATAACAATATTCCTCTTCTTCAGGTAGTTGTAGATAATCGTGTCCCACATACGAACTTGAAACATCACGTCCACAAAGTTCACCTTGGCATCATATGCCATGGTCAATGCCAACTCAATCAGTTTCATCTTGTCTTCCAATCGGTCAACAAGTTCTACGTCAACGATGTTGTAATCTACAAACTTCTTCCAGTTACCATTATAGAAGTCCTTAAAAGTATCGAACTCACTGTGATCGAGTTTCTTCTGACCAAGTTCTACCTCGGCAATATAATCCAATCGATAACTTTCTTGGTTTGTGTAGGTAAACTTTTTGTATAGTTCAAGATAGTCCAGTGTGGTGACACCAGCAATATCAAAGATATTGAATTCACGACCATTGATAAAAATAGTTTCATGACTGACGATACCCCATGGTGACATGAGTTTCATCTTCTTGGGGCCCATGATTCTTTCAATACGTCCACAGAGATATGGAATGTCATACAAACGACAGTTCCAACCAGTCACAACTTCAGGTGGATTCTGACTCCAATGAAAGAGGAATGAATTGATCATTGCGATCTCATCCTCAAAATAATAATAAGTCACATTATCCTGTGTAGGAGTGTAAGGTTTCCTACCCCAGGTGTGAATCTTCTTAGTAGCATAATCCTGCATGGAGATGGTCAACAACTCCTCAGAACAAGAATCAGGATCTGGGAATCCCTCTTCAGATTTAACCTCAATATCGATTGTCACAAGATTGATCTTCTTGATATCAAACTTGATCTCATCTTCAGGATATTTGTCGGAGATATATTGGAATACATATCGGTCATTACCGAAGATCTTGAATCCATCTACATCTTCATACTTCTTGTAGAATTCTCTACAATCTCTTACTGTGCCTGGTTGAATGGGCTCTACGTTTTCTCCCTCCAGAGTCTTGTACTTGGACTCTTTGTTGGATTTAACGAACAGAGTAGGGGAGTACTCTTCTTTAAATATGACACTCTGTCCGTTTTCATAACCACGAACCAGGAAGTTGTTACCAACGACCTGGACATTTGTATAAAATCGCATTACTTAACCAGGTCTTTGTACTTCTCTACGAGTTTACTATTGGGTTCTACGATAGTCAATATCTTATCGGAGTGAATCATAAAAATATTTTGTTGTGTAATATCAACCATCCAAGGAGTAAGACATCCATCCTCCAACAGAAGAAATGGTTCGATCAACTTACAATCAGGTTCTCCGAGATCAGTTGATACTTCTTCAATCTGAGTCAGTAGAACTTGGTCGTTCGTCAGAATCAGGACTTTCAGGGGCTTCATACTTTTTGATTCCATCTTGATACATGTTTACTAGTTGGTCAACAGGTTCTGTAATGGTTACAACCCAGTCAGAAACCACAGGGATCACCTTTTCTTTTGAGAGAGGCATCCAAGGAAGAAGTTGAATCTTAGAGGGTAGACGAGCACTTCCATCCGTTTCGCTCATCTCACTTACAAGATTTACACGAACAGGATATTTGAGATAGTAACCTACAACCTTTTCTTCAATTACCATCTCCCGAACGTCAGCTACTACATCCTCTCCAGATTTCAGAGTTAAAAGTTTTACACTCATTTTTTTACAATTTTTCCTAAGATAATTATACCAATAAAAAGAGGAGGTGTCAACTGGATTGTACCAGTTACCTCCCCGTCTGCGCCGACGATATTCAGTTTTATTTATTCAGGATGTATCAGGGTAGAACGGCGGCGAGCGTTCCCCCAAAGAAAAGAGTCATTGCTGT